ACTATACTATTGGTATTTGCTAGTAAAGTAGGATTTCCTATTGCTGTTGCTAGTTGTGCTATATCAAATAATCGTAAACAAATATTGAGCGTATTATATTACACAGCATTCTTAATATTAGTTGGCACTGTATATTTTACAGTTAATGATTATGAAATTACTACAAGTTTAACTAAAAACTTTGTTCCCACACTAACAGATTTATTGTTAGCTGTTGGCTTAGGTGGTTCTCTAGCATATTTTTGGGATCATACTATAAGAATTAATATCATCGTCATGAGTGCAGGACTAGCAAGTTTACTACCAGCTTGCATCATGGCAGGATATTGGATTAGTCATGGAACTATTCCATTGGCTATTAGCAGTTTGTTGTTGTATTTACAATATGTCATCGGAATGGCAGCAGGGGCTATGATTATTAATTATGTTGGAGAAAGCAAATGAATGTTACAGAATTATTTTTAATCGCTATGATTGGTATATTTACTATACCTTATCTAATCTGGCGAGGGGGTCGCACTGAATATTTTGCACCGTTGGTGGTAGTCCAAATCATCAGCGGCATTCTATTAGGTCCCGGAATATTTGGATATTTCTTTCCTGACATATTCCACGCTATATTCGACAAACCCGTTATGCAAGCCTTAAGTGGGGTAGCTTGGTGGGGTGTTAGTTTGTTTGTATTCTTAGCCGGTATCGAGCTTGATCTTAGCAAAGTCAAAGATAATAAACGTGAAAGTGCCATCACTGCCAGTCTGGCGTTAGGCACACCTTTACTATTTGGCAGCATAGCCGCATTGATACTATTGGGCTTCCCTGGATGGATTGGTGAGCGGGCACAGACTTGGCAGTTTGTTCTAGGTATTGGTATGGCCAGTGCTGTTACTGCACTACCTATCCTGATTTTGTTTATGGAAAAGATGGATATCCTACGTCAACCAATCGGACAACGTATCCTACGCTATGCCAGCTTAGATGATATCGCTATTTGGAGTGTGCTGGCAATTATTCTCATGGATTGGACGAGACTAGCGCATCAAGCTATGTTCTTAATAGGCTATGTTGGTATAGCATTTGGACTCAGATATCTTATTCCTCGTTTAAGAGACACAGATAGATTATACGTAGCACTGATTTGGTTAGTGACCTGTGCTTGTGCAGCCGATTGGGCAGGCTTACACTTTATGGTTGGCTCATTCTTAGCAGGTGCAGTATTGGATATAAAATGGTTTGGCCAAGACGAAGTAGACAGTTTACGTAAGAATGTATTGATGGTCATGATGCCAGTGTTCTTCTTAAGCACAGGATTAAAAACCAATTGGGAGATGGGTGGACTTATTGTAGTCGTAACTGCTATTTTATTATTCATTACCCAACTATTAGGGAAATTGTCAGGTATTTGGACCGCTGGTAAAATCCTCAATTGGGAACGAGGCGAAAGTATGTTAGTTGGTTGGTTATTACAGACTAAAGCATTAATTGAGATCATCTTTGTAAACGTATTATTAGACAAAGGTATTATCACCGACCAGATGTTTACTGTAATGTTACTAATGGCCATCATGAGCACTATGGCAACTATACCGGTAGTCACACCAAAGTTACAACGATTAAAACATTTAATACAAAAAAGTTAAAAGGCCTTTATGAGTTATCTATTTACAAGTGAAAGTGTTAGTGAAGGACATCCAGACAAGGTAGCAGACGCTATCAGTGATGCAGTGTTAGATCTCATGATGCGTGAGCAGAATCCTGCTTACCGTTGTGCATGTGAAACACTTGTAACTACCAATCAGGTTATCCTAGCTGGCGAATACAAAGGTATCTACAATCATCTAGAAGTTGAAAATGCTGTGCGCCGTGTTATCCGTGATATTGGTTACGAACAAGAAGGATTCCATTGGCAGACTGTGGATATTAAAAACTATATGCATGGTCAAAGTGCCGACATCGCCCTAGGCACAGATTCGTTTGGTGCAGGAGATCAAGGACTGATGTTTGGTTATGCTATTAACGAAACGCCAGACCTGATGCCCAGTGCTATCTATTACAGCCATAGGATCGTTAAAATGTTAGCAGATGTGCGCAAGAGTGGAACTACATGGTTAGGTCCAGATGCTAAGAGCCAGATAACCATGGAATATCATGATGATGGTACAGTAAAACGTATCGCCAAAATAGTTTGCTCAACCCAACATACTGAAGACGTCAGTATTGAATCTTTAAGATTTAACGTAGAAGAATATATCAGAGAAACACTACCTGGAGAACTATTAGATGACGATACTGAGTTTCTTATTAATCCTACTGGTCGTTTTGTTATTGGTGGTCCCGACGGTGATACTGGGCTTACTGGTCGTAAAATTATTGTTGATACTTATGGCGGCTATAGCCCTCATGGTGGTGGTGCTTTTAGTGGCAAAGATCCTACTAAAGTTGATCGCAGTGCTGCTTATATGGCTAGGTATCTAGCTAAGAATATCGTAGCCACACAAGGTGCACACAAGGCCACAGTCCAACTTAGCTACGCTATTGGTGTTAAAGAACCCACTAGTTTGTTTGTTAAAACTGATCGAGGTATTGATTTTGATAATACTATTACTAAGTGGATACGTGAAAATGTTGATCTAACACCACAAGGCATAATAAATAGATTTGAACTGTTCCGTCCTATCTACAGTCAAACAACCAACTATGGACATTTTGGTAAGGCGGATTTACCATGGGAAGCCGTAGATTTATTCAAGGATTAATATGATAAAGAAATTGATCAAAAACTTATTTGGTAATAAACCAGAACCTGCTACTTTAAAAGAACAAAAAATTAAAAAAACTCCCAAGGAGTTAGCTACTGAAGCAGGTGAGCCATGGGTCGAAGTATTGGGTATGGACATCGATCCAAATAATCCGGGAGATGGTGCTTTTGAATTGGACTGGAATGATAAATTTGTTGCTAATCTAGTTCGAGCTGGATATCAAGGTAAAACAGATCAAGATATAGTTGACAATTGGTTTAAGGCAGTGTGTCGAAATGTCATACAAGAGAATTTTGAACAAGAGCAAGCTGACCCAACTAATCGCCCAAGCAATCGTAGAGATCTAGGCAACGGTAGAACGGAAATAAGTTGATATTATATGTAAATGGTGATAGCCATTCGGCAGGTGCAGAGGCAGTTAATAGTTATGCTTTTGCGATGGAAGACTACAAATATTATCATCTCGGACGGGTTCCGCATCCAGAAAACTTAAAAGCAAGCTACGGTCAAATAATAGCCGACGATCTCGGATATCAATTGGTTTGTGATGCCGAAAGCGGTGCTAGTAATACTAGGATCCTAAGAACCACATATTCATATCTAGAAAATAATACCCCGGATCTGATTATAATCGGTTGGGCTTCTTGGGAAAGAGCTGAATGGATGTTTGGTGATGAAATTTATCAATTTAGCGCAGGATTAAATACTTCTGGATTTCCAGACCATGTATTAGAAGTCTACAAAACATGGATAGTAGATCGCCAAAGGCCAGAAATATACTGCAAATACTGGCAACAACGCATATGGCAATTACATCAAGATTTGTTATCTAAACAGATACCACATTTATTTTTTAATACTTTTAGCAATTTACTTACATTAAAAGAGGGAGCTATCCCATGTGGCTCAGAAGTTGAAAAGTTAGATTGGCAATCTTGTTATGTTGACCCATATAACCAAAATCATACCTTTTTTAGTTGGTTGGCTGAACAAGGGCAAAAGACTGTCCGATCAGACAGCTTCCACTATGGTGCCGATGCACATAAACTTTGGGCAGAACACTTGACAAAGCTACTCAAAGACAGTATAATTACTAAATGAGATATCTATTAGTAGACACAGCAAACACATTCTTTCGTGCGAGACATTCAGCACATCGCCAAAGTGACACTTGGGACAAGCTGGGTTTTGCCATCCACGTAACCCTAGCTTCAGTAAACAAATCATGGCGTGATCAAAAAGCTGATCATGTTATATTCTGTTTAGAAGGACGCAGTTGGCGGAAAGACTTCTATACTCCTTATAAGGCTAATCGTGCAGTAGCACGTGCCGCACTTACTGAAAGCGAAGCTGAAGAAGATCGATTATTCTGGGAAACCTTTGATAATCTAAAAACTTTTATCACCGAAAAAACTAATTGCTCAGTCCTACAGCATCCAGAGCTTGAAGCAGATGATCTCATCGCAGGTTGGATACAGAGCCATCCAGATGATCATCATACGATCATATCCAGCGACACAGACTTCTATCAACTGTTAGCAGACAATGTCAATCAATACAATGGTATCAGCGATGAATTACATACGCTCAAAGGTATCTTTGACAAGAAAGGTAAACCTGTCATAGACAAGAAAACCAAAGAGCCCAAGAAGATACCGGATCCCAAATTCATCCTATTTGAAAAATGTATGCGTGGTGATCCCACTGACAATATATTTTCAGCGTTTCCAGGCGTGCGCACCAAAGGTAGTAAGAACAAGGTAGGGCTTGAAGAAGCCTACCAAGATAAAGACAAGAAAGGTTATAATTGGAATAATCTGATGCTACAGCGTTGGGTAGATCATAATGGCCAAGAACATCGCGTGTTGGATGACTATGAACGCAATCGTGTCTTAGTTGATCTTACCGCACAGCCAGATGCGATCAAAGTTAAAATGGCAGAAACTATCGCCCAGGCACAGCGACCCAAAAATATACCAATGGTAGGCTCTCATTTTCTAAAATTCTGTGGCAAGTATGATCTGGTTAAATTAAGTGAAAATGCCAGCAATATAGCTGAATTTCTAAGTGCGGGATATCCACAGAAAGAAACAGCATGATAGCGGATGGAAAATTCCTAGCATTAGATTTGGAATTAAATCAACCTAGTGGTAAAATAATACAGGTTGGTGTGGCCATAGGTGATAAGAACACACGCTTTGAGGACTATGTGGTCCGTAAATGGTATATAGATCCACAAGAACCTATCAG